AGCCACAGGCTAAGTCACTGGATGAGGTAAACTTTGTAGCTCATAGAACTCGTAAGACACTTACTGAGTTAAGAGAAATGGGATACTCAGAGGAGCTGTTAAGTCAAATAGGTTCAGACCATGAAGACGTAGAGGTAGAGACAGACCCTGAAGTCTTAGCACGTTTTGAAAGCATTGGTGCTAGTCGTGGATCCGACAGCAAGGGATACCAAGACCAAGTTAGAGACATCATGGTATATGAATGCTATGTAATGCTAGACAAGGAAGGCACTGGTATAGCTTACCTATACAAGGTTTGTAAGGCAGGTAATATTATACTTGAGTGTACTGAAGTAGACCGTAAGCCGTTTATCGTGTTTACTCCCCTACCCATCCCTCATGCATTCTACGGATCAAACTTTGCATCTAAGGTTATAGCCACACAAAACGCTAGAACCATATTAACAAGGTCAATCTTAGACCATGCAGTTATTACTAACAATCCAAGGTATATGGTTGTAAAAGGTGGTCTTACTAACCCAAGAGAGCTTATAGACAACCGTGTTGGTGGCTTGGTTAACGTATCAAGACCTGATGCCATAGCTCCTATGCCTCAGGCACCGTTAAACCCATTTATCTTTCAGACACTACAAATGCTTGATGAAGACAAGGAAGATACAACTGGTGTTTCTAAGTTAAGCCAAGGATTAAACAAGGATGCCATAAGTAAGCAAAACTCAGCAGCTATGGTTGAGCAGTTAGCTACTATGTCACAACAAAGACAGAAGATAATAGCTAGAAACTTTGCAAATCAATTCCTCAAGCCTTTATTCCATGAAGTCTACAGGCTTGTTGTAGAAAATGAACAGTATGAAAAGGTTGTCGATATTGCAGGTAACTTTGTCGAAATAGACCCTACTAACTGGAAAGAAAAAAGAGATGTCATGGTTGAGTTGAAGCTCGGCTATGGTGAACAGGAAAGAGATGCAGCTAAGTTTATGCAACTACATTCCCTATTCTCACAAGACCCTAACCTACAGCCAATGTATCAACTACCAAACAGATACAACATGATGAAAGAGGCATTGCAGAAACAGGGTATACTAAATGTCGAGGAGTTTTTAACTCCACCTGATCAATTACCACCACCTCAGCCTAATCCTGTAGAACACATGCAGACAGAAATGGCTCAAAAGCAACTTGAGTTACAAGAGCGTCAACAGGAATTAAATGAGATGAAAATGCAAATTGATGCACAGATGACAGGTATGAAATTGGAGCTTGAGAAGATGAAGGCCGAGAGTTCACACGCTCTATCCTCAGATAATCAAGATCTAAAAGAGGAGCAATTTGCTCACAAGAAGTACATAGATGAGTCTGAATTAGAGGTTCTAAAGAGGACACAAGATGTACGAGGAATAGCCTCGCCTACAGGGTAATATCATATACCAAGATTTTACCATAGCTCAGTGAGGCTTAAATCACGTTTAACAACCATTTTAGGAGAGTAAAATGACCAAGGAAGAGACCCTGATCAACCTCGGAAACGAGGCTGAACAGCTTGTTAATTCGGAAGTTTTTAACAAGACAATTAACAGAATGGTGGAAGGAAGTTTCCAAGCATTTGTAAATTCAAAGCCTGAAGAAACAAAAGCACGAGACAAATCTTATGACCATTACAGAGCTTTGGTTGATATCGTCAACACCCTGAGACATGACGTTCAGGTCAGAGATGAGATCATCGCAAAGAATGAACAAGACAACAACAGTCAAGAGGAATAGGTACTATCATGAATGACGTACAACCCCAAAATAATCAAACACAAAAAGATTTACCAACCTCTCTCCAAGCAGATGAGATTGGTGATGCTATCCTTGCACGATGGGAAGACGCTGAAAAGCCATCAGAACCTGAGACCGAGGATGAACCTGAGATCGCAGAAGAAGAAGAGACTAATAGCGATACACAGGAAGAGACAGTCGAAGACGAGGTCGATGAAGATGAGGAGACAGACCCTGAAGATACTGAAACTGAAGATGAGGATGAAGATGAAGAAGTTGAAGACGAGAACCCAGTTCTTAGTGAAGACGCTCAAGTCGAAATACAAGTCAATGGTGAAACAGTTCAGGCATCTGTCAAAGATCTTAAACGACTTTATGGTCAAGAGGCATCTCTTACAAGAAAGTCTCAGGAAGTGGCAACTCAACGTAAAAACGCTGAAGAGGCTATTTCTAAGTCTAATGTCGTTCTCCAAAAAATGTTGGAGAAAGCTCAAGAGAAGTTTAAGCCATATCAAGAAGTGGACATGTTGGTCGCTAGTAAGACAATGTCTACGGAAGACTTTGCTCAGCTTCGCAAGGAGTATAAGGCCGTAGAGGATGACTATAAATTCTTAACTGAAGAAGCTGATGCTTTTTATAAAGACTTGCAACAACAGCAACAGGCTCAATTACAGTCTGCAGCTAAAGAGTGTGTTAAAGTTTTGCAAGAGGAAGTTCCAAACTGGAGCAACCAACTTTATAACGACATCCGTGGCTATGCCATCTCAATTGGTCTACCTGAAAATGAAGTCAATCAATATGTCGATCCTAAGGTGATCCAACTTATTAATAAGGCTCGTTTATATGACCAAGGAAAGAAGGTAGCTACAGTGAAGAAGAAAAATACTAAATCTACAAAAGTCCTTAGATCAAAGAAGGCACCTGTCAATGACAAGTCTAGAAAGGCTACTCAACTTAGAGAAGCTACTCAGGCACTTGGCAATGCAGGTACAGACTTAGATGATATCTCTGAAGTAATAATGAAGCGTTGGGAAACCTCATAGTCAACCATCATTAACATAGAAAGGAAATAACGATGGCCGTGTTCAGCACATACAACCAAGTTGGAATCGCAGAGGATGTCTCGGACATTAAGTAGATAGTGTCCTTTCAGAGCAATCTGTCAAAATAAACTATGTGAACTCAGGGAAACTCTAAACGTAAAGACGTAGACAATCCTGATCCAAGCCTGATTTATCAGGAAGGTGCAACGACTATTCCGAAAGGAAGTACATCCAAGTGGATGGAAGTGTATAGACCCTAAAAGGGATAAGATATAGTCTGATCTATATAGAAATATATAGCTGATCGAAAGATCGGTCTGAGATTAACGAACTCAGGCGAACATTAAGTATCTCTAACATTACTCCAACTGATACCCCCTTCACTACTCTTATCAAGAGTGAGAAGGTTCATAATAGAACTTTTGAATACCAAGAAGATACGTTAGCAGCAGGTGCTGATAACAAAGCAGTCGAAGGTGCAGCCTTCTCAGCAGGTACTCAATCAGCAACAACATTAAGAACAGGTACAACTCAGATCCTTACAAAGGTATTCGAGGTGTCTGCCACTGCTGATGCTGTAAAGACCTACGGAAGAGCAAAAGAGACTTCTTATCAGCTTGGTAAGGTTTTAAAAGAGATCAAGAAAGATCTAGAATTTGCATACGTTGGTCAAGACAACGCTGCAGTAACAGGTGGTTCATCTACAGCTAGAGAGATGGCTTCTGCAACTCAGTTAATATCTAACTCAACTGATGCAGGTTCAAACTCTACTGATGCATTAACTGAGGCTAAGTTCTTAGTAGCAGCTCAGGCAGCTTATGCTGCAGGATCAGAGCCTAATGTATTCATGGTGAAACCTGCTGACAGCTTAATTGTGTCAGGCTTTACAGGTGCATCAGGAAGATACAGAAACTTCAACGACAATACTACAACATTAGTAAACGTAGTTGACTTATATGTATCTCCATTTGGTGAGTACAAGATTGTTCTTAACAGACACCAATTAGCAACACATGCATTCTTAATTGACCCTGCAATGTGGAGATCAATTGTATTAAGACCATTTAGTAGAACTCTACTAGGTAAGACTTCAGACGGTGACACACATGCTGTTGTCGGTGAATACGGTCTTAAGCACATGAACTTTGGTGCTGATCATATGATCACAGGCTTGTCCTAATAACTAATTGTATGAGGGGTGGTTTTTGCTCTCCTTGGCTACCCCTTATACATTCTTTTAAGGAGATAAAATGAATTACGATAAAGATAGACAGGGTAACAACATCATTAACATTAACACTGACGTAGTTACTCAGGCAGGTGAAACTGCTTTTAAACACTCACAGGAAATACCTCAGTGGCACTTAGATAATCTGAAGCAACAGCGTGATGCCTCAGCTACTCAGAAAACAGGTGACATGATGAAGGTGGCATCCATACCTGTCGCTGTTATTGAAAAATGGATGAGAGAAGGCTTTGACGTTATGAGAGACAAGAACATAACAGCAAAGGATATTGTCAACAAACTTAAGAATGAGGACTTAGGTGCATTCTTAACAACAGAAAAGAGTTTATAAATGTCACTATATGAAAACATTAACAAACGTAAAAGAAACAAGACATCTAGACCGAAGTCTAAGTCAACAATATCAGACAAGGCCTATGCCAATATGAAGGCAGGGTTTCCTAAATCCAAGAAAAAGAAGAAGGGGTAAGACATGAACTATGGTGATCTGAAGACCCATTTTAATAACGTACTTAACCGTTCTGACATCACCACAGCTCTAACAACTACCTTTATCGAACAGGGTATAGCTCGTGTTCAAAGACAGTTAAGAACACCTATGCAAGAAAAAGTAGCTTCATATACTATAGGATCACAAACCGAGTATATAACACTGCCTAACGACTTCATTGAGATAGTCAGCCTCTACTATGCAAACACTGAGTTAAGTAGAGTTCCTATGTCTAAGTATAGGTCGTTAAATGCTAATAACTTCTCAGGTAACTCAACACACTTTACTAGACAACAGGAGAAGGTATTCCTCTTCCCTCAGCCTAGCTCAGGAACTGTTTACCTGTATTACTACTCAGAGTTTAACCCAATGTCTGCTGACAGTGATGAGAATGCACTGGCTAAGGTAGCTCCTGATCTACTTATATATGCAGCTCTTACTTATGCAGCCGACTACTACTTAGACACAAGGGCAGAGCAATTTGAAACTAAGTTTAATCAGTTTTTACTTGAGGTACAGGAACAGGCTAACGACCAAGAGACCAATGGTGGTGTCCAGTCAATACAACCAACTTACACCTATACTGACTTCCAAGATTCATACTCAAGTAATACAACCACATAAGGTATACCATGGCATCAACATCATTCTTTAGCTCGTCAGGTACTAGCTCTACCTTACAGACTACTTTTGTTGCCTCTGTCGCAGCAGCTCAGGCAGCTCAACTAGCAGCAGAGACAGCTCAGACTGCAGCAGAAACAGCCTCAAGTACAGCTACTACACAAAGCTCTAATGCGACTAGCTCGGCCTCAACAGCCTCAGACCATAGGGCAGATGCAGCTAAGTATGCAGTAAATGCAGCTAACTCAAGTTTTACATTAACTAATACTAATGGTGGTACCTCAGGTTTATTCTCGGCATTACACTACCAGTCACTAGCTGCAACTAATGCATCAACTGCAGGTACACAGGCTACTAACTCAGCTAACTCAGCGACAGCCTCTGCTGCCTCAGCAACAACAGCAAGTAACTATGCAGTAAAGGTTGATGCAGTCGTACCAAGTACCTCAGACTACTCAGCTAAGGCTTGGGCAGTAAATACAATTGTTGATACCTCAGGTGGTGGTTCTGCAAAGTCTTGGGCAACTAAAGCCGATAGTTCTACTGTAGACGGATCAGAGTATTCATCTAAGAGTTATGCAATCGGTGGCTCACTAGCTACTGGATCTGCGAAGAACTGGGCATTGGGTGGTGGATCTAGCTTTACTACTGCAACTGCTGTCGCAGGTGGTTTGTTCTCAGCTAAGTACTATGCTGAAGCAGCACAGTCTGCAGCATCAAACGCTCAGGGATCACTTACCTCATTTCAGGCTGTATACCTTGGGTCAGGTTCATCCGACCCTACGTCAGGCCATACTGCAGGTGACATATTCTTCAACACTACAGTTTCAAAACTAAAATACTACACAGGCTCTGCATGGGTGGCCATTGAGGCAAGTTCGGATAATGCCTCTGAAGGCTTTGCTATTGCAATGGCTGCAGCTCTCTAAAAGGAATAAACAATGGCTCAAAACTTTAGACGAATACTACTTAATGCCGTAGGTACATCCGAGGCTGATGCTCCTAATGGAGCCAACTTCTCACACTACAACACCATTATCGGTATAAACATGGCTAACATAACATCCAATGCCATTACAGGTAGTTGCTACCTTAAGAAGACTATAAGTGGATCAGAGGTTACATTTTACATAGTTAAGAATGCACCGATTCCAAGTGGTGGATCCCTAGCTATAAACTCTAAGTTAATAGTCGAAAGTGGTGACCGTCTCTACTTCCAAAGCTCAGTCAACAGCTCCATGGATGTAGCAGTAAGTTACGTTCAAGAAATAAGTGCATAGGAGTTGCCATGAGTTACATAGGTAATCAATCACAGACAGCTTACTCCTCACTGGTAAAGCAAGACATCACTGGTAATGGTGGGTCAACGTATACACTCAGTCACCCTGTAAGCAGTGAAAACGACATACTGTTATAC